TGAGGGTAATGGATTGTGCTTTTGATTTATATAACTCATGGATGATGCAAGGAGCACACACCGACAACTATACAGTTGAAGAATTAATGTTTGCAGCTCTTAACCACGACTTAGGAAAGATTGGTGATTTAGAAAATGAAGCATACATTCCAAACCCAAGCGAATGGCATAGAAAAAATCAAGGAGCTCTCTATACTATAAACCCTAAAACAGAATTCAGTTTAGTACCCGATAGAAGTCTATTTTTATTACAACACTTCGGTATCAAATATACTTGGAATGAATTTTTAGGTATACGTACTCATGATGGTATGTATGAAGAGGCGAATAAACCTTATCTAGTAAGTTACAACCCTGACTCTAGACTACGCTCTAACCTCTCTTTAATACTACATCAAGCTGATATGATGGCATCTCGTGTAGAGTGGGAACGGTGGAAGCATGGTGAGAATGGATTACAAAATACACGCACCTTAACAAATGTACCTAAAGATAAGATGATGAAGTATGTAGTAAAAAAGGAAATTAAACCTCCTGTAACTGTTACTGAACCTAAACCATCACAACTGAACACAGGTACAGACGCAAGTAAACTATTTGACGAGTTATTCAAATGATAATAACAATTATACTATTAGCACTCGCACTAGCAGGATCACTCTATGCAAATTATAATTTATTAAAAAATTATGAAAAGAGTGAGGAATATATTAATAATCTAGAAACCTGGTTCGTGCAATTTTCTAAAACTATTACTAATATGAATAGAGAGATTGAGAAAATAGATAAAAAAGGCTCATTTGAAGCAGATGATGAGGTAGGTTATTTTTATAAAGAATTAAAAAGAATTATAAACCAGATTAACACCCTCGGAGAAGATGAATGATGTTTTTACAACCAAGCTCAAGCTTATCAGCAGTACAACAATTTTATGAGTGGCACGAACAGTTCGAGTCAGAACGCAAATTAACTAAGCAAAAAAAACGTAGAGGGTATTTCTTCGAAGAGAATGAAAACGCAATAGTAGCATATAATAATGAACCTAGCTACCATCTACGTAATAAAGTATACAGTCAGCATATTCATAAACCATTTATGAAGCTAACTGAAAATATAATACACACCTTCAAGTTTTACTGTTTTGATGATCCGTATGTGGATGTCCAAGCTGAAGTAGTGGCTTATCTGATTGAAAAGATAGATAAATTTGATCCTACTAAAGGCTCTAAAGCGTATTCTTATTTTAGTATCGTAGCAAAAAACTACCTCATTTACAACAATAATGAGAACTATAAAAAAATGAAACAACGCACAACATTAGAGGCGGTTGATTTAGGTAGGAATATAACAAACGAGACAGCACGGCAAGAACTAGTAGAATCACAAAAAGATTTTACAGATGAAATGGTAAAGTTTTGGGATGATAATCTAACTGAATTATTTACTCGGAAAAAGGATATACGGGTAGCTGCAGCTATTGTTGAGATATTTAAGCGTCGTGATAATCTTGAAATATACAATAAAAAAGCTCTATACATATTAATACGAGAAATGGCAGATGTAAAGACACAATACATTACAAAAGTTATTAATGTAATGCGACGCATATATAGAGAAAAGTGGGAGCAATACCAACACTCATCCAGTGGCTCAAATAATATCCATCAAAATTCTAAATATTTCTAATTATTATATATGGACAAAGATACTGAAATATTTAAAGGAAAGAGTTTTTCAGATATTGCAAAGGATTTATATGGTGCTTCAAAGAAGAAAGAATCACAAATAAATTTATTAATATCTGAATTAAAGCCGTTTGTGACAAATATTGGTGATGCAACCATTATTGTACCCTTAATTAAAGACTATCTCGAGGTTAGTGTAAAAAACGATGACCAACTTGCAAAACTATTAGCAGTAGTTCAGCGTTTGATCGGTAATAACGAACATGGTGATGGTGAGTTTAGTATTTCAGAAGAAGAGAAACAGCAGTTATTAGATGAGTTAGAAGCTATTGAAAATAGTAATAACAAACTCGACGTACAAGTGAAGGGTATAAGTAATGCCCACTAAACGAGTAAGAAATGTACGAAAACGAAATCGTAGCGTAGGGCCACAAAAACCTGTTGCAATTGCAGATATTGCAGGTAAGTTAAATAGCGAAGAAACAGTAATATCCATTGAACCAGCAGAAGTTGTTGATATCATGTTAAATGATACTCACGAATTCTGGAATGCAGATATGCCTGATCCAGAAGAGCAAATCGGGATGATAAGGGTTCGAAGAGTACACTCTGATCGAAACATTGAAAGTGCAGAGGAACTACCATGGGCTGTTGCGTTAACAAGGAACATTAAACAGTATCCACTAAAGCATGAAATTGTTTTAGTATCAACACATATAAGTAAACAATCACAAGGTAATCTAGATCAAGATCAGTTATACTATCACGATATACTTAATATATGGGGCTCAATACATCATAATGCTCTACCATTTGTAAGTATACCGGACCCTGTATCAGACTCAGAAAATGCGAGTAAGATTGAATCATATCAAGAGGTCGGTTTTGGTAATCCTAATATAGCTGGTGATGAAGAGGATGTTGAGCTCGGTGATACCTTTGAAGAGCAGCCAAAGATCAGACCTATACAACCATATGAAGGTGATTTTACTATAGAGGGACGATTCGGTCATTCTATAAGATTCGGATCTGCAGTAGAAGGTACACCGGCAAATACTTGGTCTGATCCATCAACAGAAAAGGAACCTATACTAATCATCAGAAACGGTCAAGATCAGGATCTAGAAGATGGTGGAGAGCATATAATTGAGCACCCAGATATGGAAGCAAGCTCTATATGGATGACAAAAGGTCAAATGGTACCGCTAACATTAGGATCAACTAAAGATGACGCTATGTCGTTTGGAGGAGGTACAAATACAGTTGGGGAAGATCTTACTGCTCCTGAAGGAGATGATTTAATAGATGCAGAAGGTGAACGTCAAGGTCAGATATTATTAACTGCAAACAGGTTAATATTTAATAGCCGTGAAGCAGGGGTGTATATATTTGGAGGAGGAGGAATTGCTCTAACAACAGAAACAGATATGACATTCGATGCAGGTGTCGAGTTTCTAGTTGACTCACCATCAATATATTTGAACGCTACAGAAAAGCTCGAAATAGAAGCACCACTTATATACCTCGGTAAATCACAGCAGTCAGAAGACGATGGAGGTGTAGGTGATACACAAGCTACTAAAGGTCACCCATTAGTTCTAGGTGATGAAGATGATTTATGGAAGAGTACTTTGTGTGATATTATAGATGCAATGTTAACAACGCTACAATCAGAAATACATCCAACACCGGTTGGACCATCAGGACCACCAATACAAGCACCTCAGTATGCAACACAGCAAGCAGACATAGCAACATTAAAAAGTACATTAGCAGTCGGGTATAGTGATACTGTGTGGGTGCAGAGAAACGGGTAATAAGGAGATAATATATGCCAGCATTATGGCCAGCATTTCAAGCACAGATGAATACATGGTTTTGCGGAGACGCTGAAGGTGGTGAAACTACCACTAACGGTAGTAAAACAGCCGCTGAAATTGCATCAGCATACGAAACGGCAATTGCAACAGCCGGGGTAACCGTTCCAGGTAATATGGTTGCTAGTGGATGGGTTAAATCAACTATGCAAACAGGGTTTGAAACATCATTTGCTCAACAGATGCAAGCAGCAGGAACTCCACCTGAGGGTATAGATATAGGTGTTCCAGTCTGGATAGCCGCAGCAACAGGAACAGTTAATGCCTGGGCTGCAGTCCAATATCAAGCAATGCCAGCAATTGGGCATGGATTAGCTACAATACCTCTGACAGGAGGTCCTACAGATTGTTTACAACTAGATCCAGGTTTAGGAGCAATACCAGGGTTAGCATCAGATATAAATGATGCATTTCACTCAGAGAGCTGTTCATTAGTAGCTAGTGTATTAGTAGCTGGTTTTACAAAGCATTTAACCATGATAAGCGGTCTATATTCTGGTCAGATGCCAAACCCAGCAGGAACCCCACCCTTAATACCTCAACCACCTGTTCCATGGATGGGAGTATCATAGAGGTTTTTAATCAATATTTTACAGACGATCATATTTATATATGATACATTATATTTAGAGGAGACATATGTCAACAACAAACAAATTAGCACAAGTTATAAGAAAAATTGTTCGTGAAGAAGTTCGAAAAGAAGTTCGAAATGCACTTACTGAACAAAGAAAGCCAAAAGTTACAAAGAACGAATTCAAAACAGGTCTACAGCACGCACTAGGCTTGCAGGATAGTGTAGAGCGCAGAGCTAGAGCTCCAAAGAAGCAGCAGGTATTTACAAAGAATACAATGTTAAACGATATTCTTAATGAGACTGCAGGTGAGCTCAGTAATAATTCATCTGACGCTATAGATTATGAGACAATGGGAGGTGGCGCATTCACAGCAGACAATGCACAACCGTTTGATAGAAAGTCATTAGCTGCAAAAATGGGATACGGAGACAGCACACCAACTGGTACTCCTTCGTTAAGTGAAATGGTACCTGCAGTAGATACTCGCGGAATGTCAAATCAAGGTGTTCAAGTAGATGATGCAGTAGCTAAAGCATTGACTAGAGATTATAGCGAATTAGTAAAAAAGTTTAAGAAATAATAAATGGCAAATTTATTTGATAGAGACGATATAGCAATAGGCATAGCCTTACCATTTGGTTCTGGGCAATCTAATTTTAAGTTAAATTATACTACATTAGATCAAGCGAGAACAAATGTAATTAATTTGCTATTAACTCATAAAGGTGAAAGATTTATGCAGCCTGAGTTCGGTACAAATTTACGACGGTTTCTATTTAGACAGAATACACGAAATCTAGCAGACGATATTCAAGAAGATTTATTAAGCGCTATTAAACGCTGGTTACCTTATATAAAAACAGAGACAATTAATGTTGAAAGAAGTGTTCAAAATATTGAAGAATACACAGTTCACGTCACAATAACATTTTCAGTAATACAAGATATAAGTAAATTTACAACAGTAACATTTAATTTTAACTCAAGTGGTGGTGTAACTGTTGGAGGAAATAACTAAGAATATTATGGCATCAGTAAACGAAAAAATATCAAAAGATATAAAATATACAGGGAAGGATTTTCCAACTATACGTAAGAATCTAATCGATTTTGCAAAAACGTACTATCCAACAACTTTCAATGATTTTAATGAAGCTTCACCTGGAATGATGTTCATAGAAGCCACGTCATATGTTGGAGATTTAATGAGCTTTTATCTTGATAAACAGTTTAAAGAAACCTTGCTACCATATGCAACTGAACGAAAAAATATTATATCACTATCACAAACGTTAGGGTATAAGCCTAGACAAGCCATAGCAGCAGCAGTTAATATAGACATATTTCAGACAGTACCCGCAATAGGTGTTGGTGAGGCAAATGTACCAGACTGGAGATACGCACTCGTTATACAAGGTGGTATGCGAGTTAAAGCAACAAAAGAAGCTGTATTCCGCAGAGAGCTTCCTATTGATTTTTCAATATCAGGATCCGCAAACGAAACGCAGGTATCTATATTCTCTACTGATGATACGACCGGAGAACCTACTTATTATTTATTACGAAAACGGGCAGGATTTGAATCAGGTACACCATTAAAACAAACGTTCACTATAGGCTCTAGTGAACCATACCTTCAACTTAATCTCTCACGAACAGACATTATATCTATAACAAACGTTACGGATTCAGACGGTAATACATGGTACGAGGTACCATATCTAGCGCAAGACGTGGTATTCAAGCAAGTACAAAACAATCAATATGTTGAACCTACCTTACATAAGCATAATACAGAAACTCCTTACATGTTAAGGTTGACAAAAACGTCTAAACGATTTATTACGCGTGTTAACACGGAGGGAAAAACTGTATTAGAGTTTGGACCTGGTACTCAAACAGGACCAGATGAAGAAATAATACCTAATCCAATTAACGCAGGATCAGCGCTCCCAACAGCTACACCACAGAGTAATACATTTATTGATCCATCTAACTTCTTGCATACAAAAACGTACGGTCAAGCTCCATCAAGTACAACACTTACAGTAGAGTATGTAGTAGGATTAGGTATAAAGGATAATGTTGCAACAGGAGACATTACAGATATTGATAATATAAGCTTTATAAGTGAAGGTTCAGGGCTAGATATCACTATGTTTAATAATACTAAATCCTCACTAGCCGCTACTAATCCATCACCATCACAGGGTGGTAGAGGTGCTGAGTCTGTCGAGGAAATTCGAAATAATGCATTAGCACATTTTAGCGCACAGGGTAGAGTTGTTAGTAAAGATGATTACATGATTAGAACACTAACAATGCCGTCACAGTACGGATCTATTGCAAAAGTATACGTAACTCAAGATGAAAAGTTAAATATATCTGACGCTAATAATAGATTACGAAACCCACTTGCGGTAAATTTATATACCCTATCTTACGATCATAATAAGCAATTAACCAACACAAACCCAGCAACTAAAGAAAATATAAAAAATTACTTAGCACCATATAGGTTATTAACCGATTCAGTAAATATAAAAAATGCATTTATAATTAATCTAGGAGTAGATTTTGAAATTATTACACTACCAGGATTTAATAGTAATGAGGTATTATTGAAAAGCATCAATACAGTAAAAGACTTATTACATATAGATAAAATGCAAATTAACCAACCTATAATACTTGCAGATATTTATACTAGCCTTGCTACAATCATGGGTGTCCAGAGTGTTTCAAACGTAGAATTTTATAATTTTTACGATGAAATCGACGGATATTCAGGAAATATTTATGATATATCTATAGCGACTCGTGATAACGTAGTATATCCATCACTTGATCCGAGTATTTTTGAAGTAAAATTCCCAAATTCAGATATTAAGGGACGAGTTACTAACATCTAGGAGAACAACTATGATTAAATCACTATATGCAGTTACTGATACTTCAATCTACGAGAGAACAGGTAGTATGAATGCTGGAGTAGATTCTATTTTAGAACTACAAAAAGTATCTTCTTCAGCTGGAATATATACATCACGTATTTTGATAAAATTTCCACTAGACGCAATTAGCTCATCTTGCGCAAAAGGAGATATTACAAACCCTAAATTTTATCTAAATCTATATCAAACAGATACTGAGGAGGTACCTGTTGAATATGCGTTAGTTACATACCCTATATCACAATCATGGAGTAATGGAACAGGGAGAAAATTAGATCCAGCTAGCTTAAACCTATATGACAAATTAGGATCATCATGGGTGTATAGGGATAAACAACACCCTGAAACATCATATTTGGCATCTAAAGATATACAGTGGACATCGCGATCATTACACGCAGACTCTAATATGGTATACTCGAGCGTCACAGGTGGAGGTACTCGGTATAAAGACTATTATGGAACTCAATCATTTAACCATGAATCTGCAGATATTAGGATGGATGTAACACCAACCATTATGTACCTTATATCTGAAAGTAGAGTAAATAATGGAATAATACTAATGCGCTCAGGCTCACAAGAAACAAACGCAGTAAATTACGGTACAAATAGGTTCTTTTCTCGTGAAACTAATACTGTATATCAACCGAGATTAGAAGTTGTATATGATGATTCATCCTTTGATTCAACAGGATTAACAGAGCTTACCTCTGAGCAGAGTGTAGTATACCTTAAAAATTTAAAACATGAGTATGGTCAAAACGAGACACCTAAGTTAAGAATTGTTGGTCGAGATAGATATCCAACAAAGACGTTCTCAACTCAATCAAATTATAAAACTATAAAATTTTTACCAACCTCATCATATTACGGCGTTAAAGATGCACTAACAGAAGAATATATAATACCGTATAGTAACCTCGGAACAAAGCTAAGCTGTGACACAGACGGAAATTATATTAAGCTTGAAATGAACTCATTTATGCCAGAACGATATTATAAGATGTGCTTTCAAGTTACACAATCAGACTCATCTGTTGTAGTATACGATGAGAATTTTTATTTCAAGGTTAATAGATAATGGCAGCACCAACATCAAATACAAGCCCTATACAAAGAGCAAGACAGATTGGAAGTACACTTCCAGCAACACCTGTACAACAAGCTCAAAGTATATCAACAGGACTTCCTCCTGCGCAGACGCCTGCAGGTCCAACCGGACCTCCACCAGGAATGTTTGGACTCGGAAATCCAGCTGCAGCTAATTGGGGCCCTGCACTTGATCGTAATCAAGGGTTGTCTGCAGGTCAAGGTCCACAATATGTACCACCAGTAATATACTATAATATGCCACTACCGTATCCTGCTCTCGTGCATCCAATACCAGTCCCTAATCCCGCATATACTACATTTCTCAGACAGCAAAAAGCACTACAAGAAGCAGCTGCAGCTGCAGCAACAACAACTTTTGTAGATCCGGAGACACAACTACCTATAACTCAATCAGCTATATCAGCAATTGTTGATGAGGTTATACAAGAGTCTAATGAAGTAGTATCTCAAGTATTATCAACCGTAGATTCACAAGCTCCACAAGTTGATCCAATTCAAGACATAGTAAAACCTCCAGCTGCAATAACACCTACGGAACTCGTTTTAGAGAACCAAGCAGCTTGCGGAGGCACAATAAAAACACAAGATATAAGTATTGAAATTATTAACCAAATCAACATGACATCGAACGTATCAGCTTCTGCAATCGCTTATTCATCAGCTACCGCTTATGCATCAGCTTCTGCTAATATGGCAGAATTATTTAAAAAAGGTTGTATGGACCCTGATGCAACAAATTATGACCCTGACGCAGTACTACCTGATACAGATAGCTGCGAATACGCTCCACCAGAGATAATAAAAGGATGTATGGATCCATATGCATTAAACTACGCAGTAGACGCTACAGAAGACGATGGTAGTTGTACGTATGTACCAAAACCGCCACCAATACCTCCGATGTCTCAATTTTTAGATTCACACGGTCAGATTATATTCGAAGTTCCTAAAGAACTAGTAGAAGATGAAGGTACAGTTCCTATGCCAAAAGGTAATACTGTAAAAATAATTGCCACTAGAGAATTAGTAAATCCTGATGCTGTTAATCCAATTGTTCGAGCTGCATCAATAATACAGAGTGATTTATTACTAACAACTGAAGATAATCACCGAAAGAGGGTAGCAAAACATATAGAACGGGAAGCGAGAAAAAATGCTCCTAATCCTAAAGATTATAAAAAAGGTGGTAGAGATATTAATTATCTTGCTGACAAAAAAGCTTATCTTGAAAAATTACACCAATTGGGTAGAGAAACTGATACCGGTTCTGAGGATATTGTTATTTTCAACGAAGTAGAGGATACAAAAATACAACGTAATAGAGGAGGAGCTATTATGATATCGACTAACTCACCAATACTAACAACCAGTCTACAGTGTCAAACATTTGTACGTGATGATTTTAGAAAAGCTATAGATACATCATTTAATGAACTAGTAGGGAAAATGTAATGCCAGAACAATATATAAATAATGATGCTATAGCTCAAGCAGCAGGGCAAACAACCGTACAGTATTATTCAGATCTTGATTTAATAGCATTAGGTGGAGATACATATGGATATATGCTCAACCCACCTTTTGGTAAGAGTGCATATGATAGAGTTGAATATCATGTATATGATCCATCATTCAACCGGCTTTTTTCAAACCATAAAGCAGACAACTGGACAGTAGACGCGGATGAGGATAGGATGCCGCAAGTTAATCTGCGTCTTAAAGAAGATCTAGAGTCTCTAAATTTAGTAAATGGCACTTATAACATCATATATAATTTTCATAGAGATGCAGTTGGTGCACCTACAGGTCCAAAATTTAAGGTACATTCCATAAGTAAAGACAGAAAAGAATTAAGGTTAGTACCAACCATCTTCGAAGATAGTGAAGCACAAGCAAGTCCTGAATTAGAAGAACTCTACCGCAGATTTTACCAGCTAAAATCAACCTCAGGAACTGTTGGTCCATATTATGATCTTCCTGCAATTCCAAACAACCCGCTCTGGACACAACTGCAAGTAAACTTTGGATATAATCGATTAAATACTATAGTAGCATGGTTAATAGATGACGTATTTCCATATGATGCTGATAATCCACATACAATATTACTAAAACTATACCAACCTGTACCGTCTACCATTAAAGTAGATAGTTTGTGTTGGTTATTAGCAGAAGCAACACAACCTATTAGTAATAAAGTTATACTAGACACACCAATACCGGTAGTAGGTAATAATTTAGCATCTCCTAACTTTGATCTATGTTTAGATACAACACCGCGACTTCAAACAGAGCATAAAAGTTATAATAATCTACTAGGAGTAGATTCAGATGTAAAATCAGAACTGCAAAACTCATACAGCTCAAGTCTAGACGGAATACATTTAAACATCGATTACTCAGTGTTTGAAAATTATATTCATTTTAGTTCAGCTGAAGAGCGCTTAAAGAATTTTAAATACAAACTACAATCATTATCTCACTATGATACTCAAGCTCGTAAATTTGATTATAGTGAATACTCTACATCAGATGTATATATATACGAATACACAGGATCGCATGGTTCAAAATACACAAAGCAATACCAGAAACGGTGGGTTGACAAAAAGGTTAAACTACTAAACGAGTTTGATGATTTCGAAAAGTGGTTATATTTTGAGAGTGGATCTAACAGTAATTTTATAATTTCATCAGGATCACGGGGAGGAGGAAATCACGACTGGTCTCGATCCGTCATTACACCGTTCCCAAAACTATCTGGATCGTTCAGAAATGATAGGTGGACTGATGATTATTATAACTGGAACAATGACCAATTATTTGACTGGGCAGTGCACAGTATATTCATGCCAGGTCCCAATTACGAGCTACTGCATGTTACTCATTCAAAGGCTAGTAACTGGTATACTACAACCATAGAGTCTGCAAGCGCATACGATAAACAAAATCAAAATATGTTAAGAAAAACTACACCAGAGTTTATTAATGATATTGGTAAAGATGATAATGAAACATATTTACGATTTTTAGACATGTCTGGTCAAGCACATGATATATTTTGGACATACGCGCGCTACTTTAACCATTCTACAACCCGTGAACATAATCATAATTACGCTAACAGGGTAGGGTTATCTGATGAATTAGTTTACCATGTAGCTAAATCACACGGATTAGATTTAGTGGATGGAGATCCAAATCAAGATTTATGGCAATATAGATTAGGAAAGGATAGTGACGGTAACCGTTTGCAAAATAATCCAACAGCATCTATTAGAACACTATCATCTAAACAAAGGACTGCAGAAGTATGGAAGCGAATAGTAAACAACTTACCATTCTTGTTAAAAGCAAAGGGTACAGCAATGGGGGTCCGCGGACTTATTAATTGCTACGGAATACCAGAACATATATTACCAATATATGAATATGGATCTAGCAAAAAAAGCGATCAAGAAGGATTATATGAAGAACGTAATTTTAAGTATTGTCTAAATTTTAATAGCCAATCAATATCTACCAACTGGGGTCCACATCACGGTACTATAGGAGCAATAAGCCCTGTTAGGTTTAATGTAGGTGGTAGTGACGTTGTAGAAGCAGTTTCTCCTAACGCGGTAGAGTTTAGATTCTGGCCAGAACAGACTGCATTACCAGCTGTTAATACAAATCAAGCATATAGTCAATCATTATGGCAAGTTAATAATGATATGGGTATAGTGTTACATAGATCCCACTCTAACAAGAAGATGTATAATGGTAGAGCAGAGGGATTAACTGATTTTGGTCATTTTAGCTTAGTAATGTCTAGCTCAAAAATAGCTACATCAATAGGAACACACACAGGATATCATACAGTTTCAACCCCTCGAGCTAAATTATTTGAAAAAACTAACAATAAGCGAGTAGGTGACGGGTGGTGGACTGTTATGCTAAACAGGAAACCTAAAACCAGTTATCACAGCAGCAGTATGTTTGAGTACGAGTTAGTAGCTATGCGCTCAGGACCTGGTATTATAGCTCAAGCTACTTCATGTAGTCTTCGAGTCACTGCTAGTCGAGGAGATAGCGATAGAGGGGCGTATTCAGCATCTATAAATAACTCCTGGTCTGGTAGTCTTGAACTATCAAAGAAAGCATATTTAGGTGGTTATGTAACACACAGTGCAGGGAACTTATACCTTGGTAGTCAAAACCACAGCATTTTTGGACACCAATTTAACGGAGCTATGCAGGAGCTGCGATATTATGCAAGCCCTCTAACAAAAGATACATTAAAAACGCATACATTAGCACCTGAGATGTATGCTGCAACAGACGGAATATCTACATACAACGAACTACTATTCAGAATAAAGCTTAGTGAAAAACAAAATCACTGGTCAGGTAGTACAGGGTTAACATCACCAACCGCATCGATACATTTATTGAGTGCACACCCTAATCAATCAAGTAAATTTGCTAATTGGGATACATCAGCTTTATACCCAACATCTGCATCAGCACATAATTATCCAAATACTTCACAATACGATTACTCAGAAGAATTATATTATATAGATACACCAGAGTTAGGGCCCAATAATTATACTAGTGATAAGATTAGACGAGAAGAAAATACACGTATAAGGGAATTATGCCCTACAACTCGAGCAGAAAAACCAGCATCTGATAAGTTTGCATTAGATACTAATAATGTAGGTATATATTTCTCACCAACAGATCAAGTTAATAAAGATATATTTGATCATATTGGGGGAATGAGGTTAGATAACTATATAGGGGATGCTCAAGAAGCCTTTGACGACAAATATGATGAACTACGTAGAATGAGTAACATTTACTTCAAAAAATATAAAAACGAGAATGACAAAGGAACATATTTAAACGAGTTAAAACAGTATGATATGTCTTTATTCACTATGCTAAAAAATTATTTGCCTGCCAGGGTAAATGCAGACT